AAAGTTCGTGATGAAGCTAATGAAAGATTAGTAGAATTAGTTGAACCTAAATGGTACGAAAATCAGTATCTTTGGTTAGGAATAGGATTTATCTTAGGAAAGATTTAATGCAATCTGAAGATTTAAAACAAGCACTACGACAAGAATATATTAAGTGTGGTGAAGACCCATCTTATTTTATACGAAAGTATTGTGTAATCCAACATCCCATAAGAGGAAAGATACCATTTGAATTATATCCGTTTCAAGTAGACACACTCAAAGAAGTTTTAAATCATAAGTACAATATAATTTTAAAAGCAAGGCAGTTAGGTATTTCTACGTTAACTGCGGCGTATTCATTATGGTTAATGACATTTAGAAATGATAAAAACATTTTAGTATTAGCAACAAAACAAGATACTGCTAAAAACCTTGTTACGAAGATTAGAGTGATGCACTCTAATTTACCTGGTTGGTTGAAACAGACTTGTATTGAAGATAATAAGTTATCATTACGATATAAAAATGGTTCACAAGTAAAAGCAGTTTCAAGTAGTGAAGACTCAGGTCGTTCAGAAGCGTTATCTTTATTAGTATTAGATGAGGCCGCATTTATAGACAAGATTGATACGATATGGGCTGCGGCTCAACAGACACTATCAACAGGTGGACAATGTATTGCGTTATCTACACCAAACGGTGTTGGAAATTGGTTTCATAGAACTTGGGTAGGCGCTGAAGAAAACGACAATGGATTTTATCCAATAAAACTTCATTGGACCGTACATCCTGAACGAGATAAATCGTATAGAGCAGCACAAGATAAATTATTAGGACCCGGACTCGCCGCACAAGAATGTGATTGTGATTTTTTAACTTCAGGTCAAATGGTTGTAGATGGTTCTATTTTACAAGAGTACAAAGATAATCAATGTAGAGAACCTATGATGAAACAAGGCATAGACTCTAATGTTTGGATATGGGAAGCACCGGATTATAATAAAAATTATATAATGAGTGCTGATGTTAGTAGAGGTGATGGTTCAGATTATTCTGCATTTCATATATTAGATGTTGAATCTATGGAACAAGTTGCTGAGTATAGAGGTAAAATAAGTACGAAAGACTTTGGTAATCTATGTGTAAATGTAGCTACAGAGTTTAATGATGCTTTATTAGTAGTTGAGAATAATAATATAGGTTGGGCTACTATTCAACAAGTTATTGATAGAGGATATCAAAATTTATTTTATTCTTCTCAAGATTTACAATATGTAGATGTTGAACATCAAATAACAAATAAATTTAGGGCACAAGATAGAAATTTAAAGCCTGGATTCTCTATGACAATGAAAACAAGGCCACTTGTTATTGCTAAATTAGAAGAATATTTTAGAGAAAAGGCAGTAATTGTGCATTCAAATCGATTAATTGATGAGTTGTTTGTATTTATATATAACAACAATAAAGCGCAAGCTATGTCCGGCTATAATGATGATTTAGTGATGAGCTATGGCATCGCATTATGGGTAAGAGATACTGCGTTAAGATTAAGAGCAGAAGGAATAGAGTTAAGTAAAAAAACTATGTCTAATTTCTCTACTCCTAATCAATTAATGTACACACCGGGCGGAAAAGAAGACGCTTGGAGAATTGAAATCGGTCCAAATAAAGAAAATGAGGACATAAAATGGTTATTGTAGGAGTTAATTATGGCTGTAGATAAAGGATTATTTACAAGATTACAGAGATTGTTTTCTACTAACGTTGTTGTTAGACAAGTTGGTGGTAAAAAACTTAAAGTTTCTGATACATCGAGGACACAATCGAGTATAAAACATCAGTTGATAGACAGATATCAAAAAATCTACTCATCTGCTAAGCAGTTTGGGTATGATGGCGGTCTTATAATTCAACAACAACGTTTAGGTCTCTTCAAAGATTACGAAACGATGGATAGTGACTCTATTATTTCGTCTGCGCTCGACATTTATGCAGATGAATCTACTATGAAGAACGAGTATGGTAAAGTTTTAAACATAGAAACTGATAATGCTAATATACACGACATATTACATAACTTATTTTATGATGTTATTAATATAGAATTTAATTTATGGCCGTGGGTTCGTAATATGTGTAAATATGGTGACTTCTTTTTGTATCTTGATATAGATGAAAAATTTGGTATTACTAATGTTGTTCCTATGAGCCCGTATGATATTTCAAGAGTAGAAGGCGAAGACCCTGACAACCCACATTTAATTAAATTTCGTATGAATCCTGTAGATAACGTTAGACACACTACTTATGGGCCATTAGATGATGACTTTGAAGCATTTCAAATTGCACACTTTAGATTAATAAGTGATGCAAACTTTTTACCATATGGTCGTTCTACATTAGAAGCAGCTCGTAAAGTTTGGAAACAATTAACTCTTATGGAAGACGCTATGTTAATTCATAGAATTATGAGAGCTCCTGAAAAGAGAGTATTTAAATTTGATATTGGAAATATACCACCAGCAGAAGTCGAAAACTATATGCAACAAGTTGTAAATAAGATGAAAAAGACTCCTGTTATGGATGATAAGACCGGTGAGTACAATTTAAAATATAATATGCAAAACATTACAGAAGATTTCTTTATACCTGTTCGAGGAGGAGATTCAGGTACTTCTATTGATACGTTAAACGGGTTGAGTTATGATTCTGTTGACGATATTGAATATTTGAGAAATCGTATGTTAGCATCATTACGTGTACCTAAAGCCTTTCTTGGATATGAAGAAGGTATAGAAGGTAAAGCAACTCTTGCCGCAGAAGATGTTAGGTTTGCTCGTACAATAGAAAGACTACAACGAATTATTGTAAGTGAATTACAGAAAATAGCTATTGTACACTTGTATGCACAAGGATTTCGTGACCAAGAGTTAGTAAATTTTGACTTAACACTTACAAACCCGTCTACTATATACGAACAAGAGAAACTTGAGTTGTGGAATACTAAAACAAGTTTAGCTGACTCTATGTTAAGAGACGGATTAATGTCTTCAGAGTGGGTTTATAAGAATATTTTTGGTATGAGTGATGACGAAATCAAAGAAAATGACGAAAAAGTTATTTTTGACACAAAAACTAAGTTTAGAAAACAAACTATCGAATCAGAAGGTACTGACCCGGCAAAAGAACCTGAACAAACAGAAACAGGCGATGAAGAGATAGGTAGAAGTGGAAATGAGTTGGAAAAAAAGATAGGTAGACCACAAGAAGGGCCGAAATATAAAAAAGATGGCTCATCACGTGGTAGAGACCCTATGGGTTCACACGATTTACGTACAAGTTACGAAAAAGACAACAAAATTAAACATACTTTTAAAAACGGACCGCTGGCTTTATCACATTATGATGGGTTGATGCAGGCAATGGATAAAAATTCGAGGAAAATTCTTTCAGAATCGGAAGATTTAACAAATAATTACAAAGAAGAATTAAACTCAGAAAAATAATTTTTAATTAGGACATATTTATATATGACTTGGAAATTGGGGCTAAAATGATTAAACATAATAAAGTTAAAAACACAGCATTTTTATACGAATGTCTAACAAGACAAATAACATCAGATGTGCTATCTAATGTTGAACCTTCACCCGCTTTGGCAATAGTCAAAGAATTTTTTAAGCCTACTACTATATTAGGTAAAGAGTTAGTTCTTTATAAAGCACTAACATCTAAAAAATTAAAAAATGAAGGTAAAATAAATTATTTAGTAGATTCAGTACTTCGTGAAAGAACTAAATTAAATTTTAGTGAAATGCGTAGGGCTAAGTATAATTTAATTAAGAAGATTACTGAACACTATGAATTGAAAGATTTTTTTAGAACAAGAATTTCTGATTATAAAGACATAGCGTCTGTTTATAAATTGTTTGAAATCCAACAAACTTCTAATCCTTTCGAAGAGACAGAAATACGTTTCGTTGTTATGGAGAACTTAAAAGAGAAAAAACCTCTAAGTACAGAAAAAACTTCTGTAGTCGAAAAATTTGCAAAAGAATCTAAAGACCTAAGATTATTATCATATAAAATACTTGTAGATAAGTTTAATCAGAAATACTCAAATCTTAATGAATCACAACGTAATTTGTTAAAAACTTATATAAATAACATATCTAATACAAGTACTTTAAAAGACTTCATGGCCGAAGAAATCAAAAAGATTAAAAATGAAGTTTTAAAAATTCATCCTAAGATTGATGACAAGGTCGTTTCTATCAAACTAAAAGAATGTTTGAATGTTTTAAAGAAGTTGGACAAAGGAAACATTGTTAATGAAGAACAACTTATCACTATGATGAGGTTCTATAGTCTTTTGGATGAAATCTATGAAGCAGTCGATAAGTCGTAACGAATTAATTGAAATTATAAAAGAGATTATTCGTGAGATGAACGAAGCCTCTGTTACAGGAAATGTTGCTGGTTATGAAACACCAAATGCATTCTCAGGCGGTCTTGCTAAAAATAAAAAGAAGAAAAAAGATTTAATTAAAAGACTTCATATGAAGTTAGTTGATAAAATAGATGAGTCTTCAATAAATGAAGCAAAATATTACGAATATCGTAATGATGACACTCGTAATCCTAAACAAAAGATTTGGCATAATGTAAGAGAAGTTCGTGATAGTTTGATGAAACTTGAAAGAAGTTTAAAACACGCTATCAAGTTAAAAAATGAACAAGGGATGGATTCAAGAACTTATTATAAGTATGCTAAAAATAGTTTTCCTAAAATACAAGAAAGATTAATTAAAATGGCTAAGAGAGTTGGGGAGTTGAGCGCGTGAGTACATATAAAAAAATGATGAAAGAAGCTTTTGGTGTTGTTAAAGAAGGCAAGATTGAAGCACGTGAATTAAAACTTTATATAGAAAACGATTCTGCTTTATATAGACAAAAATTTTTACCTATTATGAGAAATCTTAGTAATCATATGGCAAAAGACAGATATAAAGATTCTCTTGCTGTAAAAGCTTTTATGTATTTAGTAGAAGCAGGTGCTAAGAAATATATTAAAGATTTCGGCGGAGACAGAAATACATTTTCTAAAAACGATAAGAAAGAAGTTGCAAAAGAATTTGTTCAAGAATTTAAAGATGCGTACGACAACGAAGAGTACGATTTTATGGGAAGAAAATAATGAAAATTTTACAAAATTATAAAAATCTTGTATCTGAATTATTTGAAGTAGATGATACAAAAATAATCAAGTATAAAGATAAAGATGGTGAAAATAAAGAGATGGCAGCAAAAAGTGCTAAAACTATGCCTGATGAACATCCTGCTAAACAAGCTTGGGATAAAGAAAAAGATAAAGAAGACGGCGGAGAAGAAGAAAAACCTTCAGGACAAAAATTAAGCGGTAGTGACTTTGATAGAGATGGCGGTGATGATAAACCAAAAGAAAAAGATGATAGTGATTCTAAAGAAGCTCCGGAAGAAGAGCCTACGTTTCGTACTTTAAACAGCCAATTTAAATCAGATGAATTAGAAAAAGTGTCTTTTGATAGAAACGCTTCTGAAGAAGCTCAAGAGATGGAAATGGAAATTGCTGATGAACTCCTCGCTCACTATAGTAAAGGTGGCGAAGACGAAGAAATGTTTGATGTGGTTACAGGTGAATCAGAAAGATTAGTTTCTATATATCAAAAAAACCGTAGAAAACCATCTAAAAGAAATTTGAAAGATTATCGTGACGAATTAATAAAAAGCATTGAAAATAGACGCGCTCAAAACCAAGGCAAGCCTATAGTTCATCAAGGTGAAAAAACATCAGATAAAAAAAGTTCCGGTACAATGGGTTCAGTAGGTGTTAGAGAACCAGGACAAGCAGGTTCCGGTATGTACGATTCTGTACAACCTAAAAACAAACCATTCTTAAAAGAACAATTAGAACGTATTGGCGGAGGAAAATACTAATGAAAATTTTAGAAAATTATAAAAAAATTGCTCAAGAATTACTTCTCGAGGTAGACGATGAGAAAATGATTAGATATAAAGACAAAGACGGTGAGTCTAAAGAGATGAAGGCAGGTTCTGCTAAGACTATGCCAACAGACCATCCTGCTAAACAACAATGGGATAAGATGCAAGATAGTGGTGATGGTAGTGACGACAAAGAAGCTCCTTCAGATAAAAAAATAGGTAAAGGTGATTTTGATAGAGATAGCGGAGATAAACCAAAAGGTGATTCGTCTACTGCATCAGAAAAAAACGAATTAGAAGCAAAGTATGATATTAAAATACCTAATGGACCACTTGATAAAGAAGATACAGAAGATGAATCTGCTTTGGACATAGCTGACGCAATAGCTAAAAAGTATGATATAAGTGCTGAATACGCTATGGAAAGAGCAAAAGAAGAAATAGGTAACTCAGAATCATATATAGAATTTGCTAAAACAATGGAAAATGATATAGAAGAAATGGCCGAAGAAGGCGGAGCTCAACCATACGATGAACCAATGTTTGACGATGACGGAATGCGTAAGCTAAGAAACAAAGATTCGGACGATGATGACCATGGAGCTATGGAAAAAGAATATAATGTTAAAATACCTGGCGGAACAATGGAACCTGATGAGAATGATGAAGATGATAATGCTAAGGAAATAGCTGACGCATTAGCTAAAAAGTATGATATAAGTAGAGAATACGCTATAGAAAGAGCAAACGAAGAAACAGATAGTAGTAATACATATTTAGAATTTGCTAAAAACTTAGAATTTGAGTTTCAAGAAATGGCAAATGAAGGTGGACACCAAAAATATGATGAACCAATGTTTGACGATGACGGAATGCGTAAGTTGAGGCATCAAGAAGAAAGCGTAAAACCTAAAAAGAAACCATTTCTAAAAGAACAATTAGAACGTTTTGGAGGAGGAAAATACTAATGAAAAAATTACTCGTAGACTATATACCTTTTGAAGTTGCTCCTGAAGCACTCAATGAAGCAATGTCTTCTAATGGTAAACTCATTGTAAAAGGTGTTTTACAAAGAGCAGAATCAAAAAATCAAAATGGAAGAGTTTATCCTTCAGAGTTACTACAACGTGAAGCAAAGAAGTATACTTCTAACTTTATAAAAGAAAAAAGAGCATTAGGTGAGTTAGACCATCCTGATAGTTCTGTTGTTAATCTTAACAACGTTTCACATAATGTATTATCAATGGATTGGAATGGTAATGATTTAATGGGTACTATAGAAGTACTTACTACACCAAGTGGAAACATTTTAAGAGAATTATTCAAATCAGGTATTAGACTTGGTATATCTTCTCGTGGATTAGGTTCTGTTGAACCAATGAAAGAAGACAAAGATGCGCAAGAAGTTCAAAGTGACTTTGAATTAATAGCGTTTGATTTTGTCTCAAATCCGTCTACACATGGTGCTTTTATGAATCCGGTCAATGAAAGTGTTAACCGCGATGAACAAATACGTTCAGGTAAATGGACAGCTGTAGACAATACTATAGGACAGATTCTTAGAGGTGAATAATGCCTGATGCTACAGGAAAAACTACCTTTGGTAGAACTGATTATAAGACTCAAGGTGTAAACTTTTTTTCTGACGACCACGTTACAGGGTTTTCTCCTTTAATGCAACTCGGTCAGAGTAAAATCAACGGAGTCTTTAACGTTAATGATGATGGTGAAGTACAACCACCAACGTTTACCGCACCAACGTTAGGTCAATTAAATACCCCACCGTTACAAGAACTTGAACAAAAAACAGCATATAATGTTGGCATAGGCGCGGTAGATTTCTTTTCAGACGAACAAGGTATGCACGTAGGCTTTACAAAAAACCAACCTCAAGGATTGAGTCTTTATATTAGAGATGGAGGTTCGTCTATTATATTTAATGGAGGCGGTGAATATAGTAGTTATGATGGCCCACAAATACCAAATGCGTTTGATGTACCAAATCAACCACTTGAACCTACAGAAAATTTAGAAGATAGGCAATCAGTTTATAATAATCCAGGCAACGCTAATGAAGATGTATTTGCTTCATCTGCTTTACCCGGACAAGTAAAGTCCGGAACGCCTAACTACGATTCTTATAATGCCCCTCCTGAACCAATGTTAGATTTTTTTACACAAATAGGGAGTGTATATTCGTTAGGCGGAAGAACAGATAAAGAAATTCCGGAACCGCCGGCACCACCAAACTTTGCTCAAATGGCATTTCAACATAATAGAGCAATGACTAATTCTCGAGGCGGGGGTATAGAATCTGTTCTTGTATCAAACCCGAAAGGCAAAACGAACATAGCAGTTGGAATAGGGATTGAAGCTACAGGAGGCGGAGAACAAAATTTACAAGCATTATCAGAACCCGCAAATGTTGAGAGTACTTTAGATAGTGCATTAAATAACATTAACTCTAATTATAATAATAACATAAACGGAATTTTATAATGAGTAAACAAAAGTTAAATGAAAACCCAGCAGTAATAGCAACAGCAGCTCGTATGGCTATACAAAATGCAGATGGTAAGAAAGTATCTGTTAATACTGCTCGTCAAACTAACTATGCTTCAAAAGACCCTGCCGCTCATAAAAAAGCTAAAAGTATATTTCAAAGAATTAAAGATAAAATTAGTAAGAAAAAAGATAAACCTAAAAAGGATAAGCCGATGTCAAAGAAAGATTCAGATTTTTATGCAAGACAATACGGCGGTAAAGTAGAAGCAATAAGCGCATTAATTGAAAAGAATGTTCCTACTGATGCAAGTAAGTGGTCTTATTACAAAGGACAAGCAAAAAAGAAATTTGATGTTTATCCATCAGCTTACGCAAATGCATGGGCCGCTAAAAAATATAAAGCCGCAGGTGGTGGGTGGAAAAAAGAATCTGTTGAACTTGAAGAAGGCACTAAGATTCAAGTACAAGGACTCGGAATGTATGATGATAAAACTCTTAAAAAGAAAATCATACAATTATCAACTGACTTACAAAAGAACGCTAAGAAAGGTGATTGGAGTAAAGCATCAGAAAACGGTATTAGAGCATTAGGTCGTATGTGGAAAGCATATCAAGATTGGTCAAGAAATAACGAATCCGTAAACGAAAATCTACTTAAACAAATTAAACAAGCAGAAAAGATAGCTAAATCAATGAGTGGTAATATGACAGGAGCTGTTAAAGCAATTGAAAAGATTAAAAAAGGTTTATCTAAAGATAAGAAAGTAAGAAATGCTCTTAAATTAGCTAATGAATCTGTAAAAGAAAGTAAAACTTCTAATATGATGAAAGCTATTCGTAAACATGGAACTGCAGGACCGTGGGATATTATTGTAAGTAAAAATAACAAGATAGTAAAACGAGTATCTGTACAAAATTTAAAAGAGATACCAGCAGAGATGGCTGATGTAAAGAAAAAACATCCAAATCATAAAATTGGTATAGAAGCCAAAAGTGGCAAGATAGCTTATAAAGAACAAGTTTTAAATGAAAGAATAAAAACTGCTTTTATGGTACACCCTGAAGACCCTGACAAAACAGAAAGACATTGGGTAAAAGTATTTAACGAACTTGCTCAAGGACATCCAAGTCCAATCGATTACGGCCCAAGAGAAACTCATATGTATGATTGGAACGACAGAAGAAATTATGAATTAGCAATAAGCGAGTATAACAAGATGATGAATAAAATTGCTAATGGTCTTAACAAATCACTTGACCAAATGAATAACATTTGGAAAGAGTGGGATAAAATATATAAAAAGTATCTTAAAAAAGACGGGAGAAAATAATGGTCAAGTTAAAAAATATAATAAACGAATCAGCACCTGGCTATGAAAATAGAAAATTTGGTGACCCGTTACCTACATTAGCAGATGTAGCTAAAAAATATAATGAAAATAAAAAAACTATTTCAGAAAAAAAAGAATTAGGCAGTGCTTATATTGAATCTATAAGAATGCTTACTGATAATAATAATCACACAAGAGCAAGAGCAGAACTTGCAAGACAAATTGGTGATAAAAGAGTTATAAAAGCATACGAAGGTTTAATGTATGTAGAAGATTTATTAAGACAAGCAAATGAAACTATAAAAGCAAGAACTAAATTAGACAAAATTTTATTTGCAAGGTCAAAGAAAGTTTTTAGTAATCACGATATAATTATGAGTGTATTTTAATGATTAAGTTATCAGAAATGTTTAATCAAATGCAAGTGTATTCAAACCCACAAGCAACACCTTTTAAACCAAAAGTTGAAGAAGATTTTGATGCTGTTCCTGCTAAATGGAGTAGTGCAGAAGCTAAACAAATGATGGATAACGATGTAAAGAAGATGTCAAAGATTTTAGGAAAAGCATCATATGAAATAATTAAGATGATGATGGATGGCGTTAAAAATGATAAATACGATGCGATGGATATTATACGTGGAATTGAAACAGGCGCTTTGAATAGAACACACGAAGGTGAAAGACCTTTTATGAAAATGTTATGGCGTAAAGTTAGAAAAGAATTTAGAAGATACTTACCAAAAGGTAAATTGAGGAGATAAGAAATGGCAACAGCAGATGTAGGTGGAATACACCGAACACAGAGAAGTAGGTCTCATAGTCCAGGTGACTACAACAAAGTAACATACGTAGGACCAAATTCAACGTATTTTGCGACCGGTTCAGAAGCAGGTGCTGCAGGATTTATTATTGAAAATGCTACAAACGTAGTAATAAATTGTTCAAACAGCGGCACACTAAATGGTAATCAATGTTTAGTAAAAACGGTTTATCCTGTAGGAGTGTATTCAGTAACAATAGGTGCTACAGGTAAAGTACACGTATTACATAGATAAAGGAAATTATAATGAAACTTAAAGATATATTAAAAGAAAGTTCAGTTCTCGTTAGCCCTATTAAAACTATAAAACCTGTCGGTACCATTGAGATGGCTACTATGGTCAACGAAGACGAGCAACAAGAATCAAAGAAAATTGATACAGACTCATTTCTTGGTATGGTTAATAGATTTGGTCGTATTGGCGAAGACATTAAAATAAATGATTTACGTAGCATTGCTAATGTACTAAAGAATGTTGCTGAAACAGCACAGATACATACAGAATCTCTTCAAGAAGATTGGTTTGACAGAGTAACCGTTTCACGTAATATGAAAGAATTAAATACTCATTCAAAACAATTTAGTAAGATTGCAGAAGAAGCCGCAAGTCTTCAAGAACGTATGCAGGGTCTATATGAAGATATGGGTAACATAATGGGTCGTTATTATGAGATAAGCGAAGACATTACAGAAGATGATGAATATGAAAAATTCTTTCAGTCTGCTTTAAAGAAATTTGATGCAAGTTCACCTGCTGATATGGATAACGACAAGAAAAAGAAATTTTTTAACTATGTAGATAAAAACTACGATGCGAAGGATGAAAAAGACTAATGGTATATGTAAAGGTTGACAAAAGAAAAAGTATTGAAAAGGCAATTTCAATATTTAAACGAAAAGTAAAAGAATCGGGTATTCTTTTAGAGTTACGTGAAAGACAAGAATTTAAAAAGCCAAGTGCGGTAAAAAGAAAAAAACGAGCACAAGCTAAAGCTCGTATGAGACAAAGAAAAGAAAAAAGACCAACTAAATGGTTATAAAACTTTTTCTTTATATATTTATATAAAAACAAATACACTTTCGTACTTCCGTACATCATAAAGTGTACCAATAGAGAAATTCTATAATAGTTTAAAATAACTATTTTAATTCCAAATTCCGTAAGGAGAATAGTAATGGATGATTTATTAAAAGATGCCATTGCAGATGCCAAAGCAGTTCGTGAAACAGCTATTACTAATGCTAAGTTAGCGTTAGAAGAAGCTTTCACACCTAAACTTCAGAATATGCTTTCACAGAAAATTCAGAACGAAATCGAAATTGACGAAGATGAACACGAAGATGAAGATGTCGAAGAAGAAATGGATGATGAAGAAGCAGAAGAAGGTCGTGGCGATATGAGACGCGACGGTGATGAAGTTGAAGAAGATGGTCACGAAGATAGTGAAGAGGTAGATGAGTCTGAGATAATCGAAATCGA